ATGCCGGGAGATATTTGTCAAGAGCCTCTTTGCCAAAAGCAGAATAGTCAAACTGTCCGCTGTCAATTCTTTGCGAGCCGATATCCGCTGAGATTTCACCAGCCCGATCTATATAAGGCTGGTAAACATCACCACGATCCTCGAGCAGCTGCAGACCTTCTTGTTCCCGGCTTGTAAATTTAGATATAGCATTTGGGTCGTTTATGTCTTCGAATGTTGCAATCCGGTCGCCTTCAAAAACAGGAAATTCACTGCCTGCAAGTTCAGCAGCTTGCTGGAAAAGTTTTTGACCACCTTCGGATACCCACTCAGGTATCTCGGTATCTTTGAGAACTTCCTTCGGATCAGGAAGGACTTGAACATTTGTTGAACACAATCCGCCCATCAGCTCGCCTCCGAGAAATAGCTAGTCCCAACTTTTTTGAGACCGAGCCTTTCAAAAAAATTATCTTTACGATCTAAGTCACCGCCATAGATGTGGCCGAGCTTAACTTTCATGCCTTGACCAGCAGACACAAACTCTTTAACAAGATTCGCTGCAGCTCTGGTTGCACGACTTTCAGGCTCAACATAGAACCAAATGTCTCCTAGCAATGGCTCATCAGACCACCACTCAGAAGATTTGATTCCGCCGATAGAACCTATCATTTGCCCGTCTTCAATTGCAACAAGAACAATGCCTTGGTTAATTGTGCGCAGAACAGCATTTGAAAATTTCTCACCATCGATCTCTGGCAGGTCAAAATCCGTGCCTTCATGCATTCGCACAAGCAAGGCACAGATGTGAGAAAAATCAAATATTGATGCTCTGCGTATCTCCATTACATTCCCGCCAATGCGCCACCTTGCTGACCACCAGCAGCTTTGCGACTCATTGATGTCTCAATGAGGTCTTGCAGCTCTGGCAGCAGCTTGAGGAGGACTCGAGCTGAGGCTCCATCAATAGCCCGGTCAAGAGCTTTCAATTCTTCTGGGGTCATAGACTCTAAACGAGAAAGCAAAATGACACGAACTTCGTCATCCGGTTGCATCATCATCATTGCTGCATCTGCACCCATTTCATCATTTAGACTTCTTTGCTGTTCCATCATTTGTTCAGCCATGTGCGAATATCCTTTTTTCCAGAGTTGCTTCATAAATTTTGCCGACCAACAGACTTGTTGTTTCAAGAGATTTGGCAACAACAAAACCAGACAGGCTAAATTTTCCTTTTCCTAACTTGTAATTGGCATGCCTGTTCCACTGTTTGTAGACAGCTTTCCAAAATTTGACATGCTTACCTTTTTTCATTTTTTCAGCAACAGGAACACCCCAGAAGTGATATCCTTTCATGTGCGTTGGTGTAAGCACAGTCGCATTGTAATAATTTGTGGTCCGATATTCGCTGTCTGAAATTTCACCTTGAGCATGAAGCTCGGTGCAAACAACAGTTCCACCACTAACAATTTTTGCCACTGTACCACCAATGAAGCCACCAATCGGGCCACCAACCGCAGTTCCTATTGCTGTTCCTGCGGTAGTTATCGCAGCACCCTTGATTGCTTCTTTTGGTTTCATGCCAGACAAAAGATTAAAACCAAGATCAAAGCCAAAGCCTATTCCAACCTGAGCAGCAGAAGGTGTATAACCTGTAAAGCCTTTGTCAAAGAAACCGCCAGCTTCGAACATTCCGGGAGATGCTTGTGGACCAGCTATTGTTGAACTTCCAGTGCCAGCAAAAGGAGTTCCTTTGGCTGCTAATGTTCCTTGGGCAGCATTAACTTGCGATGCATTCATTTTTACATAGTCAGTTCCACCGAACTTTATTGGTGCACTAGTAACTTGTGCACCTCCCTGCATTAATTGACCTGCCTCAGAAAGAGGGACTCCAATTTCACCAGCCTTCAAACCGAGTGCTTTTGCCCCCGGTGAAAGGGTTGAACCAGCACCAGGAATGTAACTCTGTGCTGCCGGACCAATTTGACCTAGGAATTCAGAGGATGTCCCTCCTCCGGGGAGCGCGGATGCCAATCTGCCAGCAGTTCCTACAACCGCACCAACGGCAGTTGATGCGGTTGGAATTAAAAGATCTTTTATGTCAGGCTGGATTCCTTGGGCAAGCAACTCTTCATCTGACAAGCTACCAATGACATCTGCAGCTTCTCTATCAAACTGTTTAGAAGGGTCGAAAGTTGATTCCCCAGACTGCACACGCCTAGCAAACTCAAACATTGGCATCGCACTCGTGCCATAAAGTTTCTGCAGCTGGCCAGTCTCAAGTTGTGGGGCAAAAGACTGAACCTGATAGACAGGGACAGTTACCGGACCGGAAGAACTTTCTTGCCCCGGATTCACAGCTCCAACAAGCTGGGGGACAACGCTGTCTGTTCTGTCTATTAAATTTGTTAGAGCTGCCATTAGCCTATAACTCCTCTGTCTCTGAGATCAGTTATCAGCGTTCCAAGAACATCAGCAAGCTCTGCTGTTGAAGTTGAATCTGCATCAAATGCACGATCTGCTGTTACATTGGTTACTGTGTAGCGGGAAGATGATGCAGCAAGATTTGTTGCTGAGATGTTTTGCTCGAGCTGCCGGACCAATTGATTTGCCCACCTCTGATCATATGAATTAGGTGGTGATGGTAGTCTTCCCTGTCTTATCGTCATCGCTGTCCATCCGGTCGTAAATTAAATCTAAATGTGCCAAGCTCCCAATTATCACCCGTAGCATCACTAGAGAAGCGAACTTTCATCTGCCTCCCTTTCGCTCTTAGGCTTACTTTAGTCGTAGTTGGCGAAATAGTAAATGGTCCTTTGCTAACTTCGCTTGCGTCTTGCGGATATTTCTTTGATTTTACTGTTAAATCAAGAGATCCTGTGATAGATCCTGCAGGGACAAACTTATCAATCATATAAAGATTGGTTCCATCTGGTGCTTGCTGTGTATCGAATTCTATAGCAGAACTCTCTATATAAGAGGTCATAGCAGAGCCATCATCATCAGTACCAGTTTCGTGATTGTACAAATTGCCAGATTTGTCTATGGCATAAGGAACAAGACGAACACCAAACTGATCGTGCCAAGCTGTTCTTTGCAATGAGCCGATCGTCCAGACACCCGTCTCAAAGTTATAAGTAACATATTTATCAGGCTCGTCATCAGCAGCATCATTGGAGCAGTAGAACCACATAACCTCTTGGAACTTTCGATTCATTGATCCGAATATTTTTTGCTGCTGCTGCTGGTTCAAATCGTCGAATATAAAATATTGAACTGGGCAGGGCAGCTCTTTGACCTGCCCATCGTAAACGAAGAAATTGCTTCTTCCCATCCAGTAAACAACACCACTTTCGTTGACCATAGCATTTTGAGATATTGGGCCACAGTTTGTAGCGAGCAAACGGAATGAGAATATGAACGGTGCACCAACAAATTGCATCTCATACATAGCTTCGTCAGTGCCGATAAATGTCGCTTCACGAGTCGGGACAGCAGACATTATCTTTGTTCCAACTTGCAGCCTTTGATTGCCAGCACTATTAGTTGTTGATGGTGTAAACTCAGAATAATCTTCCTGATCAGACCAGCGAACCAGCATGCTGTCTTGTTCCGATGTGCTTGTGTTGACTGCGCCATGAGCAACGAGATGCCTGTCCGGGAAAGACACTGTTGTGAACCTAGATTTTGTTATCTCAGCTTCATTTATTATTGCTGCTCTCGTTGCAACTCCAGCACTTGCATCCCAAACATATGTTCCAAAATTATGAACAGTAGCAACAAGGTCTTCGCCCCAAAGGTCAAAGCTCCACTGAGAAAGCTCTAGAGTAACACTAGAGCTAGATCTAGCAGTTCCCCAAGTTCCACCTCCCCAAGTCCCTGTTCCCCAACCTAGAGCCAATGCTGCTGTTGGTTCTAACATCCCCTCTGTGGATCCTATCAAATAAGAAGCAACAACAGAGCTTCCGCCACCAGCCCCAGATCCTGAGGCAGTTGCAGAATCAACAACTGTGTAAGAGTTGTCATCAACTTTCGTTAGCTCATAAGCACCAGAAAGTGTTACGCCATTGACAGCTGCAGCTCCACTGAAAGAAACAATCTCACCAGTGTCAGCACCATGGCTGGTGTGCGCTACTGTGACTGTTGTTGAACCACTTGATGTTGTTATGGGGTTTGCCCCGAGTGTCGCAGAAGTTCTTGTCGGTGTGATGTCATAATAAGTTCCACCAAGAAGAATGAGCAGCTGCCTTTCGGAACCGAGTGCTGTTACATCAGTTCCATCAACGAGACGCCAATTAAGCAATGCTCTAACTCTGCCAGCAGAAAGATTTGTGCTAGATGTTGCGACAGATGGTGTTGTTGTATCTTTAGACCAACCACCTATTTTTTGCGGAAGACCATTGACAAAACGTATCTTGTCTGAATCAACCCAGTATGGGCCAACCTTCGCTGCTGTATATTCATCAACGTCAGTAACGATGCCCGGTTTTATGTTCAGAGCTTGCAGTGGCATTATTTACTCACACCTTTAACTTTCTCCCAAGACCTAAGACCACCCAAACCGAGCATCCCCATCAAAACTGGCATTAGTTCGCCCAGATCCATTCTTGGTAGCTCAATTAAATATCCGGCTTGTGCTAGTCCGAAAACTAAAACTGGTTGAAGGACATAGGTATACATTAGAGCAACACCACAAGTCCAACCGATAAAAGGCCTCCACCCGGCAACAAACATAGACCGATGCGCAGCTTCAACTTTGTTGATGCCAAGTTGCGCCAGATCGACTTGAGCTAAACTGTCTGTTAGTTTAGCTTGTATCTCACGCTCGGCAGCAGCACGCTTCTCTTTGTCTTCAGGGAGGAACCTCCCGGCAACTTCCATCACTGAAGGCAAGACTGCACTTATAAGGCCAATCATTTTATTTGCCTTTCGCCATATAGGCTGTCATCCCCATGTATGCACCAACGACGCCAGCCATCCCGATATAGAAAAGACCGAATAGATCAGCCAAAGCCTTTATACGACTATCAGGAAATATAGGAAGGAAAATAAGACCAGTAAAAACAAGCATAGCGACAATAGCGATCCAAGCCATTTTCCTTTGTGCATCTGATTTCTCGTCAGCTGCCTCTGTCTCGTGGATTGCCTTGACTGTTGCAAGTTCTGAATCACTAACCACACCATCGCCATCAATGTCATACTCCTCATATGCACTGTCTTTTTGCAAAGACTTTTTGCCTTTAGAAGCCACCTCCATCCTCCCCGGTTCGCATCATCTCGCTTAAAGTGCTTGCCCTCCGGCCAACTTGTTCTGCCCACCGAGAATTGAGCATCTCAGATGCTGCTTCTTCATACTCGCCAGCTTCTATGTGCCCAAGAGTCTTTTTAAATTTTGACAAGCCACCAAGACCCATGTTGAATGCCATGTCAACGACAACTCTCTGCCGGACATCATCTAGGTTGTCCCACCAAGACCAAGTGTCCTGCACTCCAGACTTAAATTCTGATATATCATTTTGGAGAAGATAATCAATCTCGTCCTCTGAAAGACCT